GAAGTCTTTGCGATGGCGATGGCGCTGGCCAAGGCCAACGGCCACCCCGAGCCCGACGTGTGGGCCGAGAAGGTGGTCACAAATTGGGAGCAGCAGGCTGCGCCTGCTGGAGCCGACCATGGCGAATGACGACCGCCGCCCGTACGTCTACTTCAAGACCCAGACGATCGAGGACCGCGCTGCGACGAACGCCGCAGGCGTCGCCATGTACAAGGACCTCGATTTCATCTTCATCGTGCCGCACGGGTCGGAGGGCAAGACGGAACTCTCGGAGGTCTACTCCGACTGGCTCGACAAGATCAAGCGCCAGCTCGGTCCGGTACGCGCGGCCGGCGCCGACATGTCCACCCCCTTCATGATGGAGTCTCGCTTCCCCCGCGAATGGGTCGACATGATTGAGAAGGGGTATGCGGCTTGGAAGAAGGGGGAGGAGTTGCCCGTCGAGGGCACGGCGCTCAAGCAGTGGGCCGTACTCCCGCCCGCCATGCTTGCCAATTGCATCGCCAACCACATCCTGACGATCGAGCAGCTTGCCAATGCGAGCGATGAAGCGATCAATCCGATTGGGATGGGGATTCGGATGTACCGGAACCGCGCACAGGATTGGGTCAAGCTGAACAAGGAAGGCGACGCGAACAAGATGGCGCTGGAGATCAACACGCTGCGGGAGGACAAGGCAAGGATGGAAGGTGCGATTGCCGACATGCGCAAGCAGATGGAGGCGCTTTCGGCCCGCATCCCCGCCACCGAACCCCAGCGAACGCTTGAGCAGCATGAGGCGAGCAAGACGCTGCATGCGAAGAAGGCGGCGTAGTGAAGAAGTCTAAAACCTACAACACTTGGATGGCGATGAACCAGCGTTGCAGGAATCCAATGCAACGCTTTTATTCCCGCTATGGGGGTCGTGGGATAACGGTTGACCCGAGTTGGTTTTTATTCGACAACTTCCTTGCGGATATGGGGGAGCGCCCAGAAGGCTACGAACTAGATCGGATTGATAACGACGGGCCTTACACAAAGGCCAATTGTCGTTGGGTGTCTCATGCGAGAAATATGACCAACATGCCTCGACAGTCTGGGCTTACGGGTGTGTTTTGGTACAAAGCTTGCTGGATAGCACGAGGAACGGTAAAGGGCCAACCGAAGTTATACAAACGCTTTGATGACTTCTTTGAGGCTTGCTGCGCACGTAAATCGTGGGAAAACTGGGCGATCGCTTAGATGCTTACTATACTTCAATGTGTGCAGGAGGCTTGTAAGCGGATTAATTTGCCGGTGCCCTCGATATTGGTATCCAACCCTGATCCGCAAGTAAATCAACTACAAGCGCTGACAAACGAACTCCTTCAGGAGACAATCAAGCGCTACCGCTTCCAGGTGTGCATCCTGAACCCCTCTTGGACGAGCGTTGCCACGCAGAACCAGGGGACGATCCAATCGCTGTGGGGAGTCGAACCCGAGTCGATCGTCAACGCAACGATGTGGGACTTCTCGCTGCGGCGGCCGATCTTCGGCCCGATGGACGACACGAACTTCCAGATCATTCAGGCGCTGATCCCCTCGGGTCCGATCTTCCAGTACCGCATCCAAGACAACAACCTGCTGATCCTGCCGCCGCCCCCGGCCGGCAACACCCACTCCGCAATCATCCGGTCGAAGAACTGGCTCGCCCTGAACGGCAACACGTCGACGCTGGGCTACTACATCCAGAACGACACCGACACCCCCCTGATCGACGACACGACTCTCATCATGGGGCTGAAGTACCGCTTCAAGAAGGAGAAGGGGCTCCCCTACGCCGAGGACGAGCAGTCCTGGGAGTCGATGATCGCCAACATCGCCCTGCGCGACGGCTCCAAGTCGATCCTGTTCCTCGACAAGCCCTCGCAAGAACTCGTGCCGGGGATCTTCGTGCCGTCGGGCAACTGGCCCCTGTCGGGCGGGACGCTCTAAGCGGGCGCAGCCATGCGCTCCGCCCTCCAAGACCAGAAAATTCCTGCGGCCCAGAAGTCGCAGATCATTACGATCCCGCCGCCCGTGGGCGGGTGGAATGCGCGCGATGCGCTACCGGCGATGCCGCCGACGGATGCCGTACAGCTCACCAACATGCTTGCATGGCCGTCGGACTGCCGCACGCGGTTGGGGTCGACCGACTGGGTGACGGGTTTTGGCTCCCCCGTCCAAACCCTGATGCCCTACAACTCCGCCACGCCGGGGTCGAAGAAGATCTTCGGGGCAGCGGGCACCGCGATCTATGACGTCACGTCGAGCGGTGCGGTGGGTGCGGGTGTCGTGACCGGCCTAACGAATGCCCAATGGCAGTACGTCAACTTCGGGACCGCTGCGGGGCAGTTCCTTGTCGCCTTCAACGGCGCCGACCCGTGCCAGATCTACAACGGCGCGTGGTCGAACGTGGTGACGATGAATGCCGGTGCGCTCTCGATGAGCACCATCACCAACGTCGGCATCTACCAGAACACCCTCTACATGGTGCCGGCGAACACGCTCGGGTTCTACTACCTGCCGGCGCAAACGATCCCCACTACGGGCGGCACGGCGACTTTCTTTAACCTCTCGGCGTTGGCGAAGAAGGGCGGCTACCTCGTTGCGATTGATACCTGGACGGTGGATGGGGGAGTTGGGCCGGAAGACTACTTTGCGGCACTGACGAGCGAGGGCGAAATCATAATCTTCCAAGGCTCGGCCTTTTCGATCCCTCTGGGTTCACCGGGCGCAATGAACATCGTCGGAGTCTACTTCGTCGCACGTCCGATCGGTAAGCGCTGCACGTGGAAGTACGGCGGCGACCTGCTCATCCTGACCGAGCGCGGCGTCTTCCCCATCTCCCGCGCACTCCAATCCGCCACCGTCGACAAGCGCGTTGCGGTGACCGACAAGATCGAGCCTGCGTTCGTGGCGAATGCGGCCGCCCTCTTCTCAACCTTCGGCTGGCAGATCGAAGCCCATACCGCAGGCCAGTTCCTGTTGGTCAACGTCCCCGCCAACCCCTCCACCCAATTCATCATGCAATTCCAGACAGGCGGTTGGTCCAACTTCACCGGCTGGAACGCCAACTGCTTCCTCTACTTCAATGGGGTGATGTATTACGGCGGGGCGACCACCGTCACCCAGTGTTACCTCGGGTCGAGCGACAATGGCAACCAGATCAACACGGTGTGCCTGCCCGCCTTCACGCAGCTCAAAATCCCCGGCCAGCAGAAGCACGTCAAGATGGTGCGGCCGTACTTCAGCGCGACGGGTAGCTTCACCTTCTCGATAGGGGCAGCGGTGGACTACTTCGTCCCCTATCCGCCGAATTCCCCAACTGCCGTTACTACCTCGCTCTCGCTCTGGGACGTGGCATTGTGGGACGTGGGCGTGTGGGGTTCGCTCGCCGCCCAGTCGAAGCCCTGGACCACCGTTCAGTCCTTCCCCTGCGTCGCCTTCACCCCCTTCTTCCAGATCGCCACGAACTCCGCCACGATCATGCTCGAAGCCTATGACATCCTGTTTGCACGCGGCGGGGTGTTGTGATATGCTGGCCGCAAGAGTGAACACTCACTTACGTCTTGGCGCCGCCTCCGGCGCAAGCGGCCGCGTGAACGAACCCCTTAACTCTTGAGGGCTTATGGCTGCTCCTACCATTCCGAACTACATCGGCCCTGCGCAGACTCCCGGTGGGCCGCTCACGGGTCCGCTTGGCGCCGGTACGAGCGCGGCGCTCGGCGGGGCGAATCAGGCGCTCGGCGGCTTCTCGACGGCTAACAATCCGACGTACGGCGGGCCGCAGACCGCCGGCAACCTCGCCTTCAACCCCGCCGGCGTCGCCCAGAACCTCTACCAGAGCCAACTCGGCCTGCTCGAACCGGGCATGCAGAGCCAGTTCAATGCGCTTGACCAGAACCTGAAGGCGCAGGGTTACGACACCAACCAGGCCGGCGGCGCCCAGACCGCCGAGAACAACCTCATGAACCAGCAGAACCTGGTGCGGGCGCAGACGGCGAACTGGGCAGCAGGGCAAGCAATCCCCCAAGGTGCCCAGCAGCTCGCCGCGCAGGAGTCGATCCCGCTCACCCAGCAGCAAGTCGCGCAGGGAGCCTTCGGCGCGGGCCTCCAGAGCGCCCAACTCCCCATCTCCGAAGCCCAGGGCCTGACGAACATCGGCCTGGGCGGCATCGGCGTGGGCCAGCAGCAGTACGCGAACCAGGTCGGCCAGTACAACACCGGCCTCGCCAACCAGGCCAACACGATGAATGGGTTGCTTGGGCTCGGGCAGGCTGGCCTCGGCGCCTACGCCACCAACCCGCAAGCCATCAACGGACTCTTCGGTGGGCTCGGCTCGGCTATCGGCACCGGTGCGAACTGGCTCGGCAACCAAGTTGGCAGTGCCGGCAACTGGGCCAGTGGCTTGCTCGGACTGGGTGGCGGTAACAGCGCCCTCGATCAATTGACCTCCTAAGATGGCCCAGCTTCCTCCGAACCCCTACGCCAGCGGCCTTCTCGTCGCCGGGACGGGGCCGAACGGCTCCTCGACCAACTGGACGACGCAATGGGACCCGGCCACGGGGACCTACGCCGCCAACTCAGGCTTCGGGCTGGCCCCCATCTACACCGCCGACCAGTTCAGCCAGCTCATGGGCAAGCTGCCGGGGAACGAGTCCTTCGGTGGGGGTGCGCCCAACCCTCTCACCTACAACCCCGACGCCTCCAAGGGGAGCGGCCCGAACCTCGCCGGTACGGTGAACGCTGCCCGCCCCAGCGCGGGCGAAAACCTCATCATCAACACCGGCCAACCGGGCGGCGCTGTCTCCCCCGGTATGCAGGATGTCTCCTACATGCTCGACCCGAAGACGGGGTATTACGTTCCGTCGAGTGCGTCGGGCACGGCGCCCTTCAAGCAAGACATCCTCGATACGCTCGTGCCGGGGGCGATCCTTGGTACGGCGGCTGCGGGGCTTGGGATTGGTGCGGCGGGGGCGCTTGGAGCGGGTGGCGGTGCGGCTGCTGGGGAAGCAGCAGGTGGAGTGTCCTCGATCGCCGATCCCACCGCCGGTTTCATCGCCAGTGCGGAGCCCGCCGGTCAGATCGCAGGCGGCATCGACATTGCCAGCGCGGCGCCCCTTGCCGAGGCGGGCGCCGCTAGCCTACCCGCCGCCACCTTCGGCCTCGACCAAGCCGGCAACTCCTCCCTCATCAACGACATTGCGAACGCTGCGGCGGGATCGACTGCCCCCCAACTCGCCGCAGATAACGCCGCGGCGGCTGCGGCAGGCGACGCCGGCATTACTGCTGACATTGGTGCAGGCGGCAGCAGTCTCGGCGACACCCTCCAAAGCCTCGGCCAGAACAAGAGTTTGGTGAATGCTATCGGGAAACTGCTTGGGGGTGCGCTGGGCGGCGGGCAGGGGATTGGTGGGGGGAACGCGGGTGGGATAGGCAGCGCCGGCTCCGTAGGCTACACGGGCGCCGGCGGCAACGTCGGCTACGTTCCCGGCTACTCCCCCATTCAAGCCCAATCCCAGAACATGAACCCCGCGCTCGTCACCGCCCTGCGCGAGATGCTTGGACAAGGGAACCGTTCGTATGGCTAATTTCACCGATCCCACGCAGCAACTTGCCGAACAGAAGGAGGCCATGGGCCTGCCGGCCGATGTCCAAGGCCAGCTCAATCAGGCGATGCTGCGCCAAGCGCTCGCCCAAGCAATGCTCCAACGCGGCATGCAGATGCCGGAGGGGCAGACAATCGCTACGGGCGCCGGCGCTCCCAACCGCTATGTCAAACCGTCGGCCTTCCAATACCTCGCCAGCCTCGCCAACACAGCAGCCGGCGCAAGTGGCATCGGCAAGTCCCAATCCGACATCACCGGGATCATGCAGCAGTTCCAACAGGCCCAGCAGCAGGAAACGGCCCAGAACCAAGCCACCGCGCTCGCCCACAACCAGATCCCCGGTGCTTCCCCCATCACCAACCCCGGCCAACTCCCGCCCAACCTCCAAGGCGGCTACTTCGCCGAACTCTCCCAGCTCGACCAAGCTAGCCGCTTCCCGGAGAATCGCGCCCGCGCGATCAAGGAGGCCGGCGTGGCGGCGGACCTGGGTAAGGCGCAGGCGAGCGAGGCCGGCCAGACGCAGCGGGCAGTATTCGGCGCCGCCGCTCCGCGCGCAACGGTCGGGAGTGTCGTTGGGGCGTCAAACGAAACCCCTCTCGGCGGCGCAGCCCCTCTCCAAGCCCCCACCGCACCCACCCCCGGCTCCGACATCAAGCCGATCGGAATGGGCCTGTTCTACGACCACATCCGCGACAAGATCTTTAAGATCAACCCGACGACCAACCAGGTCGAGCCCGTTGCGGAGGAAACCCTCCAAGGCAAGCAAGCGCTCGCCTATCAGCAAGCCCGCCAGGAAGGCCAACTTGAAGTCGCCAAGGACAAGGGCCTCCAGCAGTCGTTCGACGAGAATCAGAACGACGCCACAATGATGCAGCATCTTCAGGATGCACAAAAACTCCTCGGCTATGTCCATACTGGCTGGGGCACGAACGAATTCGTCAAATTCAGCGCAGCGGCGAAGCGGCTCGGCATCGACCTTGGGCAGAACCCAGCGCCCGTCGAGGCCCTGCGCGGCCTCATGACCCCCCTCATCGGCCAGACGATCCACGCCGAAGGCGTCTCCGGCCGCCTGTCGAGCGCCGTCAAAAACGCCTTCGACAACAACCCCGGCAATGTGGATCGCCAGAAGCCCGCAATCGACGCCGCTCTCCAGCGTGCCATCGCCGACATCCAATCCCAGTTCAAGGTACACAATCAGCTCGTCGATCAGACGGCGGGGATTCTGAAGGGGAGCGTCGCCGACCCGCGCACGGTCACGCGCTTCCGCCTCACCCCCGAAAACACCGCCCGCACTCCCTTGCCGGTCGAAAGCATCTTCGAGCCCCCGACCTACGACTTCACCAAGGCAGCGCCCTTCCCCCGCGCCGCAACCGGCACCGTGACCCACTGACCCATGGGTACCATCATCTACACCCTGAAGGACGCTTCGGGCAACCCCATCAAAGGAACCTTCCCGGACTCCTTCACCCAGGACGATGCGCAGAACTACGTCCTGAGCGGACCGGGGGCCGCGACGATCGCGCAGGGCTCGCCCAATGTCCCACTCGACAAACCCGTCAACACCGGGTTCGACATCCTGAAGTCGGCCGGTGCGGGAATCGCCAAGGCCCCCGGCGACATTGCCCGCAGTGCGCTCGATCCGCTGCTGAAGGCCGTCACCCTACGGCCTCCCCAATGGGAGATCGACGAGTTCAAGAAGGGGACCGGCGGCACGCCCCTGCCCGAGCAAGCCTACCAGTGGTTGCGCTCCCACCTGATGCCGGGGGATCTGCCGGGTGCGGGGTACGAACCCCAATCGCAGCTCGGCACCTATGCCAAGCCGATTGCGGAGGGTGCAACCACGGCCGTCATGGGTGGCGGCCCAAGCACGACCGGCGCGAAGGTGGTCAACGCCGCCCTCGGCGGCACCAGCGGTGCGATCGGCGAAGCCGGCAACCAGATGGGCCACCCGGTGCTGGGCCAGATCGCCTCGATGCTCCCCTTCCTCGCCTCCGCTGGCGTCCGAGCAGCCTCCGCCCCCGTCGGTGCTCGCAATGAGGCAGTCAACCTCATCGAGAAGCAGACCCCGCAGGCCGAGATCGACCGCGCCAGCATGCTTGAAGACGCCGCCCGGAAGCTCGGCCTGGACAAGACGATGTTCTGGCAGCATTTCGGGCCGAATGAGGCATTGCGCATCCGAGGGGAGTCAGCTGCAGCCCAGCCGAACGCCGGTCAGATCCAAGCGAACCTGATGGCACAGCAAGGCGGCCTCCCCGGCGGCCAGAACGCCGCCGTGAACCAAGTCGCCTCGAACGCCCAGCGCGTACTGCCCCAACTCCCCGGCAATGCAGCCAACCGCCTCCAGACGATCTCGAACCTGATGTCGAACCTGCAATCGACCGGCGAGTTGCGCAACGCGAATGTGAGCGCAACTTCCCCCGTTGCCCACGCCTCTCAAGAAGTCGGCCGCGCCGCCATGGCCATGCCGATCATCGAGAAGGCGGGGGAGGCGATCGTCGGGCCGGGGTTTGGAGAGGGCCTGAACACCGCCGTCGGCGGCCTGCATCTGGCCCGCACCCGCGCGATGGGGAACATCCTCAAGGGCGGAGAGCAAGCTGAACTCGACCGCCTCTATGCCCAGCCCACCTTCGACGACTTCCGCAACGCGCTGCTCGTGAACCCGCGCACCCGTGCGCTCTCGGATGTGGCTCGCGCCTATCTTATGCCCCAGAACCAGGATCAATCCAAATGAGCTTCAACGGAACGGGCACGTTCATTCTGAACACTGGCGGATATCCTTATCAGCCTAATACATTGATCGTCAGCGCGAACGTCAACGCGCTGCTCAATGACATCGCCAACGGGCTCTCGCTCACGGTCACACGCGACGGGCAGATGTCGATGACCGGGCCGCTGCACATGGCCAACCAGCTCATTGACGGGATCAAGAATCTCCAGTTCGGCAGCGCAACCACGAGCCCCGGCGGCGCCCAAAACGGTTTCTACCTGACAGCCGCCAACACGATTGGGGTGGGGATCAATGGGTCTGTGGTCGGGAGCTTCACTTCGACGGGACTAAATGGCATTGCGATCGGCGCCACCACCACCTCAACGGGCGCCTTCACTACCCTGAGTGCGAGCGGGGCCTTTACCGTTGCCGGCATTACTAACACTGGCAGCGACACCGCCACCGCTTTCATCCCTACAGGAGCAATCGTCCCCGCGAATGGAATGTACCTCTCTGCCGCCAACACCCTCGCCTTCGCCACCAATACCACCTTCGCAGGGGAATTCAGCAGCCTTGGCAATTTTCTGATCGGCACCTCAACAGACGCCGGAGCAGGATTCCCACTTCAAGTGTTTGGCAGCACAAACGCTCCCCAACTTGTGCGCAATTGGGTCAATAGCACAGGCGCTTCCGCCCAAGCAATCTTCCGTTGCCAGACCGGAACCGCAAATTCCATCTTCAGCATGGGATTGACGGACAATGGGGCGCCGGTAGCACTGCTGGATGTGGGCGCCGGAGTAGCTTCGTTTGGGATTTCCGTCTCCGGTGCAGCCGCCATAAACATCAACACCGCAACTAAAGGTGTTCAGGTCAACGCCCCATCGAGCGGAACAGCCTTGCATATTGGATCGGCGGCAAACGCCATCGCCGCCGACGTGAATTGGGATGGGGCCGGAACCTATTATGAAGTAGGTTCACGTGATATCCCCTTCAACACCCAAGCCAGCACTTACACTCTCCTAGTGACCGATCGCGGCAAGGTCATCAACGAAACCGGCCACGCGAACGTCACCGTCCCGAACGCCGTCTTCTCCCAAGGCAATGTAGTCTCAGTGCTGAACAACAGCGCCACCGCCATGACTCTCGTCCAAGGCGCCAGCATGTCGATGATCCAGGAGGGTACAGGTGCAACCGGCAACCGTACCATCGCAGGTAACGGGCTCGCCACGATCCTCTTCACCGGCGCCTCCCAGTGCTACGTCGGCGGTCCGGGGGTAAGCTGATGGGAGTCGCACAACAAATCCTCGCAGCCGAAAGCGGAGTCCCCCTCGTCCAAGGCACCATTACAATCGGCACTTCGGGATCTTCGACCGGCTTTGGTGCGGGGTTTGGCTCCAAGAGTCTATCCTTGGATACTGACACCCTGACGGTACTCTCTTACAACAGCACCGGTACCATCACCAATGTCACCTTCACAAGTGCCCCGCCCACTACCGCACCTCTCTTTGTGATTTTCGGCACCACCGCCGCTTTCATTTCCAATCATACGGCCACCAATTGGCAAGCCTCGGGGGATATCTTTAACATCGGTAGCCAGGCCGGCACGGTCAATGTGAGCATTACTCAATGAGTGTCCTTTCGACCTTCGCCCGCTGGCTCGGCCTGTTCTTGCTTTCCCTACTGGCAACTGCGAGCGCCCCTTTCCTAGTCCTCTTCACCCTGCCCTTCTGCCGCGAGGACTTCAACAACGTCCTTCCCTCGTGGCTCCAATGGTTCAACACGCCCGACGACCGGGGCGTCGACCAGGGGATGTACGAGCACCAGGTCTACCTGATCTACCACCGCTTCGGCTGGGTCGTCAAGACGTGGTATTGGCTCGGCGTTCGCAACCAGCTTAACGGCCTGTTCGCCGTGCTCGCGCCGACCACCGGCCCCGGTAAGTTCTCCTGGTTCACCGCGAACGCTGCTCCCTACCCCCGCACCAAATCCCCGTTCACCCCCGGCCGCTGGCTCATGACTGCCTTGATTGACGGCCGCGGCTACTTCGAGTTCGACTGGGTGTGGAAATGGTCCGCCACTCACTGCGGCATCTTCCGCGCCGGCTGGAAGCTCGAACCCCTCACCCACGCACCGGGGCCGGTGATGTTCTTGCTCCAGCTTAAGCCCTGGCTGACGATCGACTCCACCACCTGAAGTGGGTACTTACGAACTTGACGCCCTCCCACCCACGCGCTACGCTCATCTGACCCCTTTGGAGACTTCTGATGCAACTCGAACTTTCTCCCGCGACGCTGGACGAGATCGTCCGCGCGCT